ACTTGAGTATGGTCAAAGAAGCAGGAATGACATCATATCATTATGTAATAAATATAATCTGATCCATAATGAAGTAGTACAAGGTTTTTATAAATCAAGTAATAAATATTTGCCATTTGATTTACATTTCATTACGAAAAAAACAAAATTTACAGTAACAGATGGTATGAGAGAAACTTGCAGAACACATATTGGATTAAATCTTGTTAGAGAAATATTTAAATTTTATTGTCCTACTACTGCAAGATTTATTTTAGATCCTTTTTGTGGCATGGGATATACTGCACAAGTAGCAAAAGAAAATAATAAAATATTTAGGGGTAACGAATTGAACGGAAAAAGATTAGAAAAAACAATTCATAGATTAGCAATATGAAAATTTCTGTTGGCATTGTAACTACAAAAGGCAGAGAAGAAATATTAAAAAAAACTTTGTTTTCCTTAGGTTCTGAAAAAAAATTGCACATATTTTGCGACTTAAAAAAAGGTATGTTTTTCAATCACAGAGAAGCATGGAGAAGATTATTTGAAATGACTGATACAGCCCTTTTATTACAGGATGATATATCAGCATCACATAACTGGTTTAAAACTGTTACATTATTTGCAGATAAATTTCCAAATCAACTAATATTTAATTTTTATGCAATGTATGGAAATGGTAGACCAAAAAATTTACAGAGAATGTATCACTTTGAAAACGGATTATGGGAACAAGCAATATTGATTAGAAAGCCATTACATGATGTAATAGAAAAAAACATTACATCAGAATTATTAGAAAAAAATAAAATGAGTAGAAGGGCAGGAGATTATCACCATGACTCCGTAATAAAGAATATCTTAAATAAAATAAAAGTGAAACAAATGAAAGTATTTCCCCCTTTTTTTCAACATAGAGATGAGGTGTCTTCACTTGGTAATCCTCGAACATGGCAGGGTAAACCAAGACAATGTGAATTTTATTTAGGAGATGATGTTGATAGTTTCAAATATTTTAATGAAAGATTGTTTTAATGAAAATATATCTTGATAAAAATGTTTATGATTCTGCAATAGAAAGATTAGAATATATTTTTGATGAATTTGAAAATGTAATTGTAGCATCATCTGGGGGTAAAGACAGCACAGTTATTTTTAATCTTGCTTTACAAGTAGCCAGAAAGAAAAAAAAATTACCATTAAAAGTAATGTTCCTTGACCAAGAAGCAGAATGGCAATCTGTAATAGACTATACCAAAGAGATAATGTATCACAAAGATGTTGAGCCAATGTGGTATCAAGTTCCAATTAGATTGTTTAATGCTACATCCATGCAAGAAGCTTGGTTAGAATGTTGGAAAGAAGGAGAACAATGGATGAGGGAAAAGGATGATATTAGTATAAAAGTAAATGATTTTGGCACAAATAGATTCCATGACAGCTTTCCAAAGATATTAAAGAAATTATATCCAGAGCAAAATGCCTGTTATCTAATTGGTATGAGATGCGAAGAAAGCCCTGCAAGAGTAGCATCATTAACACAACTACTAACTTATAAAGCAATAACATGGGGAAAGAGGTATACCCCAAAAGCAACATTTGAATCTAAAGGCTATGGTCATTATTACTTTGCTCCTCTTTATGATTGGACACTATCCGACATCTGGAAATGTATACATGACAACAAATGGAACTATGCAGATATATACAATAAAATGTATCAATATGGTATATCCCCAATAAAAATGAGAGTATCAAACTTGCACCATGAAACAGCGGTACACCAGTTATTCTTTCTGCATGAGGTTGAACCAAAGACATGGGCAAAACTAACTCAAAGATTAAAAGGTATAAACCAGACAAAACATCTAAAGCAAGGCGAAATGTTTAGAGTATCTAAGCTTCCATATATGTTCAAAGATTGGAAAGAGTACAGAGATTATCTATTAGACAAATTGATTACTATACCAGAGCACCAGAAGAAGTTTAGAAAGAGATTTACAGATCTAGATGTAAAGTATAGACACATGAAAAACAGAAATGACTTATACAAAAAAGAGATACTATCTATACTTTGCAATGACCACGAATTCTTTAGGCTAGAAATGTTTACACAACATAACGCACACATGATAGCTTTGAGGAGAACAATGGAGGGTAAAGTTCACAAAGCCCACGATAAATGGAATAAATATATATGGAGTACAGAGGATGTTCAAAGATCAACCAATAAATAATGTGATATGGGTACCAATAGAACAAGTGCAATCTAATCATTATAATCCAAACAAAGTAGCTAAAAGCGAAATGCGATTACTGTATACATCAATAAAACATGATGGGTATACACAGCCTGTGGTAACAATTTATGATAAAAAGTTGAACAAGTATATTATCATAGATGGTTTTCATAGATACGCAATCATGAAAGCAAATAAAGATATAGCAGAGAGAACAGATAATAAGCTTCCCATAGTAGTGTTAGATAAGACTATGGCAGAAAGAATGGCATCTACAGTACGACATAACAGAGCAAGAGGAACTCATAGTGTAGAAGGCATGAGCAGTCTAGTCTTTGGTATGTTGGATGAGGGTATACCAGATAAAGATATTTGCGAAGAGCTAGGAATGGAACCAGATGAGCTTCTTAGGTTAAAACACATAACTGGTTTTTCTAAGCTATTTGATAATGCAGAATATAAAAAATCATGGAAAACAAAGCAGATGATACTGTATGAAAAGAAAATAAAAGAGGATAGTAAAGTGCCAGAAGGAGATTGACTGACACTCTACGAGCCTTAAAACGGCTAGAAATTACGAAAATATGGGGATAAATTGTCTTTTCTAGCCATTTCAAGGAATTTGGTATTTAAATTGAAATCTTTGTATCCCTGCAAGATAGTATCATAATATCCTTGATACGGAGGTGCAAAGTTAGTTCTATTCATTTGATAAGTTAGAACATCCTTGCCATCTATTTTGAAATATAACTTCTGATATAATGTTGGAAATCCTTCATATATGTCTAAAGCCTTTTCACAATCTTTGGTAATCTCCCATAGTCCTGCCGATAACATACTATCCTTGCAAGGCATGATATCAGCTACACCTCTGAAAACTAACTTCCATTGGTCAACCACTATGCCTTCTAGTGGTTTTGCTTTTGGACATCTGACACCCATCTGTTTGATATTAAGATTACTTCCATATGCTAAATATAACTTACTCATGTTATGCTCTCCTCAACTGTGTTGCTCTCATTTCAAAGAACTCTTTTACATACTCTGGTTGTCCTGCCATCAATGAAGTATCAGCAGAACTCTCATCACTTGAAGAAAATATAGCATTGATAAGAGCATCAAATTTATCTTTATATATGACAAAATCTCTTCCATTAGATTCTGCTCTATTGTATAAAGCTGATAACTGAGATGTAGTCTTGTAAAAAACTTCTCCTACATTGTTGATAATCTTCCATCTTGAACCTCCTGCATACTTTAGCTTTCCCCCTGCTAGAGCAAACTGTTCTCTTAAAGAAGCATAAGACTTGCTTTTTGCTCTTGGTTTGTAGTCATGCTTGAAAGTAAAACTATTCTTGATTTTAGATGATTGCTCAACAAAATTTTGTAAAAACTCAATCCAATTAGCAATCTTGTTATAGTCTGTAGTTCCAGAATGTTGTCTGAATTCTATAGTCTTATATCTTCCATAAGATTGAACATTTACTTTTGAATATCTAGTATGAGAACAACTTAAGATAGCACTTGCTAAATTTTCGTAAGTATCTTCCATTGCATCTAATCTAGATAATCTCTGAGCAGAGAAAGTATTAGCAATGCTACGACACATACTATTGGTATTTCCTCTTCTGCTCATTGGCATCCAACTATCAATGACAGACTCATTATCTTGATATCTTTTTATTACAAAATACATATCTTTGCTTGATAAGTTAGAAGCTTCAATGTGAACATGAATTCCACATGAACGATTTACTTGATCTATATCTGAATGTCTTTTAGAAGCAGATATCGCCTTAGTTGCTTTCTTGACTGCAAGTAATCCTTCCTCGCCTTCAAGTATTGGAGAAACTAATTCGTATCCCCCTCTTACTGAAGCATCAGTAACAATCTTCCAATGACTTGTTGTTTGATGAGTATATCCTTCATACTCACAAGATAATCCTTGCTCTCTCATTGCACTTACAAGTTTTTGTCTGTCTGTGTTTACTACTTCTATTTCAATTCCAAATCTTCTAAACATTTTTTTTATCCCCTTTGTTGTTAATAATATAATTATAATAATCATTTGTTAACATATGTCAACAGGATAATTTACATCATACAACACGCAGAAAACTAGGCTTTTAAAAAAATATTTTTGTTGAAATAATAAACTAAACCAGATATATTACGAATCATGACGAATCAGCCTACAAAAAATAAACCAACTGCAAGTATACTAGAAGAGATAAGAGAGCTGTATGTAACAGGTACAGAGGATGCAACAGGAGATAGGGTATACCCATCAATTGAAAGTTTGGCAAAAGATTTTAATGTTGCTGTGGTTACCCTCTTTAGAAAATCTAGGGAAGGCGATTGGAAAGAACAAAGACAGATATTTGAAAGAAAATTAGCAGAAGAGAAAGATGCTAAGAAAAGAGAAATAATGGTAAAAGAATCTGTAGAGTTTGATGCAAGAAATTTAAATCTAGCAAAAGCAATGCAAGGACAGATAACCCATTTGTTAAGTCAAGGAGCAAGAGCAATAGCAAGTAATAATACAGCAAAGCCATTTAGTCCAGAGAGTTTAACAAAGTTAGCAACAGCTTTAATATCAGTACAAAAGATAGGTAGACTAGCACTAGGAGATAGCACAGACAACACGAGGATAGATGCACAATTTAATGATGAAAACACAGCAAAGCAAGTTGATGCAATACTTGCCGAAATTGCAGAAGCCAAGCGAAACAGCGAGAAAGCAATACATTAATTGGCTTAGTCTTTCAAGACCAAAACAAATAAGTCCTTCAGGAGATTGGAATGTTTGGTTAATACTTGCAGGAAGAGGATGGGGTAAAACTAGAACAGGCTCACAAGATATTGTTCATTATGCTTTGACAAATGGAAATACCAGATGTGCTGTGGTCGCACCAACTTTCAGCGATTTAAGAAGAGTGTGTTTCGAAGGAGATAGTGGTATTTTATCTATCATTCCAGAAGATTGCTTTTACAAACAATCAAGGAGTAGAGGCTACAATAAATCAGTTGTAGAGATACATTTATATAACGGAAGCATGATACAAGGATATGCAGCAATCGAGCCAGATAGATTTAGAGGACCACAGTATCATAGAGCTTGGTGTGACGAATTAGCTTCATGGAGATATCCAGAGGCTTATGATCAACTACAATTTGGAATGAGATTAGGACAACATCCACAAACAGTCATAACAACTACTCCAAGACCAACAGAACTTATAAAAGGGATAATGAAAAGGGATGATGCTCACATAACAACTGGTAATACCTTTGAGAACAAAGACAATCTTGCTCCATCAGCATTAAAAGCTTTTAAAGAAAGATATGAGGGAACAAGACTTGGAAGGCAAGAACTATATGCAGAAATATTAGATGACTTTGAAGGAGCATTATGGAGTTATGCTATGATAGAAAAAGGAAGGACAAGAGAGTTACCTGAGATGATCAGAATAGTTGTAGGTGTTGATCCTGCTGTTACAAATAATATCAACTCAGATGAAACAGGAATTATTGTTGCAGGAAAAGGGGTTGACGAAAGGTATTATATAATAGATGATGTTTCTGGTAAAATGTCTGCTGATAATTGGGCTAAAACAGCAATCAATGCTTACTATAAATATAAAGCAAATATGATTATAGCTGAAGTCAACAATGGAGGCGATTTAGTAGGCAGATTAATTAGAGGCATAGATAATATGGTAAAATATAAATCTGTTTCTGCTACAAGAGGAAAGTTAGTAAGAGCAGAGCCTATATCAGCATTATATGAGCAAGGAAAAGTTTTTCATAGTGGAACATTTAAAATATTAGAGGACCAAATGTGTAGCTACACAGGAGATAGACATAAGTCACCAGATAGATTAGATGCCATGGTATGGGCTATGACAGAACTATCATCATCAAGCAAACAAGCAATGTGGAGGATAACCTAATGGGAATAAAGAGTGCATGGAAAGCTTTATTTGATACTACAGAAAAAAAATATAATACTCAGCCAATGGTTGCTTATCATCAAACAGGTTATAACAACAGAACAAGAAGAGATACCTATAATGATTTAGCAACAGATGGATATGTAGAAAATGCAGTTGCCTACAGATGTGTTAATGAAATAGCTAATGGTGCTTCAGCAGTTGAATTTAAATTGATGAGAGGAGAACAAAAAATAGAGGATAGTCCACTTTTAGACTTGTTAGCTAGACCAAATCCAAACTGCTCACAATTTGAATACTTTAGACAAGTCTATAGTTATCTGCTTTTAGCAGGTAATTCTTATTTGCTTAGAATAGGCGAAGAGAATCAAATGCCTAAGGAATTACATACATTACGACCTGACAGAATACAGATAGTAACTTCAAGCCATATGTACCCAGAGTCTTACAATTTAGTTATTAATGGAAAAACAAAAGCTGTATATCCTGTTGATCAAATCAATGGGCAGTCAGATGTTAAGCAAATTAAAACATTTCATCCATTAGACGATTACTTAGGATTGAGTCCTATTATGCCGAGTGCATCAGACATTGACCAACATAATCTAACAAACAGACATAATGCCCATTTACTTGTCAATGGAGCAAGACCAAGTGGAGCAGTAGTATACAAGCCAAAAGATGAAGTAGGTGCAATGACAACTCTCACAGACGGACAGAGAGAACAATTAAGGCAGGATTTACAAAGCAGATTTACAGGAAGCGACAATGCAGGGCGAACTATGATATTAGAAGGAGATTTTGATTACAAAGAAATGGGATTAAGTCCAAAAGAGATGGATTTCTCAAATATGAAGAACCTTAGTGCCAGAGATATAGCTTTGACATTTGGTGTTCCTGCACAGCTTGTTGGTATACCAGATGCACAAACTTACGCAAACATGGCTGAAGCAAGATTGGCTTTATATGAGGAAACTATTATACCATTATTGCGTCATGTGCAATCTGATTTAAATGAGTGGTTAGTTCCTGTATATGGCGAGGATTTAAAACTTGAATATGACATTGATGGTATACCTGCTATCACAGAACGAAGAAGAATGGTTACTGATAATATTCTTAGAGCAGTTAGTGAAGGAGTGCTGACAAGAAACGAAGCAAGAGAAAGATTAGACTTAGATCCCATATCTGGAGGTAATGAAGTATACATTCCTGCTAATCTATTTCCATTAGGCAGTCCAGAGGCTAGTCCTAAACAGCCATTGACAGGAAGAGATGCAGAAAAGATAGCAGAAGAATATTATGGAATAAAAAGAGAGATTAGAAGAGATGTATATTCTACAATAGAAGAGGCAGAAGAAAGAGCCATAGAACTAGGCTGTGTTGGATATCACGCACACCAAGAAGGAGATACTCAAGTCTTTATGCCATGTCAAAGCCATAGTGATTATACAGAAATTACAGGTAGGGATTTAAAAGAAGAAGTCCGTAGAGATGTTTTTTCTACTATTGAAGAAGCAGAGGCTCGTTCAATTGAATTAGGATGCAGAGGATATCATGCACATCAAGAAGGAGAAGATGTGGTATATATGCCTTGCGAAAGTCATAGTGATTACACAGAAATAACAGGCAGAGATCTAAAGCAACCACCTGATCCAAGAATGGGAGAAGGCAGAGATGTATTTGACTCTGTTGGAGAAGCAAGAGCAAGAGCAGAAGAATTAGGATGCGAAGGAACACATACATTGAGAACACCTGATGGAAATGTTTATATGCCTTGTAGTTCACACGCCATATATCTTAGAGAAACAGGACAAAACAAGGCAGAGAGTGATGTAGACACAAAACCAACAGAGGCAATGGCAGAGGAGGCACAGAGGTCACTTGATTGGAGAAAAGAAGGCAAAAGAGGAGGTACAAGTGTAGGAATGGCAAGAGCAAGACAATTGGTAAATCGCCAAAGACTTTCGCCAGATGTTGTAAGAAGAATGTTTAGTTTCTTTTCAAGACATGAAGTGGATAAAGAAGCAACAGGTTTTAGAAGAGGAGAAGAAGGATATCCAAGTGCAGGAAGAGTAGCATGGGGTTTATGGGGAGGAGATGCAGGATTCTCATGGTCAAGAAAAGTTAGAAATCAACTAAATCGAGAGAGAGATGATAAAGAACTAGAGGAAGAAGTAATTGCAAAATCAGAAGAGGATATCAAAGAAGTTAGTGGTAAAATAAAAAAAACAATAGCTAATAAAGTAAAAGAACACAACGAAAAGCATGGAGATAAAAAAGGAAAAAGAGTAACGCAGGGAATGTTAGAAGCAGTATTCCGAAGAGGAGTTGGTGCTTACAGGACAAACCCAGAAAGTGTTCGAAGGAATGTTATGGGTCCAGATCAATGGGCTATAGCGAGAGTAAATGCTTTCCTTTATGCAGTAAGGAGTGGAAGATTTAGAAGTGGTCAATTTGACAGGGATTTGTTGCCAAGAGGACATCCTTTATCCAAAAGGAAGTAGATGTACCACAATCTACAGCTTAAACAAACTAGATTTATAAGTGCTAGAAAAGAGTTAAGAGAACAAAATAGAATAAGAGTAAACTTTGAAAAGTCAATGCAAAGAAAGCTTATTATTATGTTTAATGAGTTTGGCAACAAGGGAGCAAACATATTTGAATCAACAGGTACTACAGGGCTGACTTTATATTTTTCTCAAACAAGAAACAAAGTAGAGCAAACTTTAAAGCCTTTTTATATTCGTATCATACAAACATTTTCAGAAAGATTAGAACGAAGGCTCACTAAAAAAGAGGGAAACTTCTTTGATATTCTTACAGAAAGGTATATGACAAGTGTTGGTGCAAACCATATATCTGATATTGATGCTACAACTAGAAAACAACTACAGAGAGTTATAAGCCAAGCCCAAAAAGAAGGATTGGGAGTAGCACAAACAGCCAGACAAATAGAAGAAAGATTTCAACCAAGATTTACAAGAGCAAGGTCAGCAACTATAGCTAGAACTGAAACACATAGTGCCGCAAGTTTTGCCAATCATGAAATGGGGAAAGAGCTACAATCATCTGGAGTACAGCTCAAAAAGCAATGGGTTGCGACCTCAGACGAAAGAACAAGAATTGCTCATGTTACAGCAAATGGTACAACTGTTCCTATGGATGAAGCTTTTGTAGTAGATGGAGCATCCATGCAGTATACAGGCGATCCTAACGGAGGAGCAAGGAATGTAATAAACTGTAGATGCGTAACACTTTATATAGAAGAAGAAACAACAGTTTATGATACTGATATTGGTCAAACAGCAAGAACAGTAGTTCCAAAACCATTGCCAAATGTTACACCAGAAGTAGTAAATATAGAAAAATTATTATCTAGTCCTGCTAATCCAAGTTTGACTTATCCAACTCTTATTGTAAAAAGCAAAAGACAAGTAGAAAAAGAATTAGAAGATAGAACAATAAAGGTAATACCAGAATACACAGATATAGATAGAGCAATAGCAGATGATTTTAATGATTATTATAGAAGTTATGGAAGTAGATTTAGAGGAGGGCAAAGAGTAAATACAAACGGATTAAGAGGTATGGAAAATGATACAGCTTCTATAGTTTTAGAAGTAACAAAAGAACTAGACGAACTCGCAGATAGATTTAAAATACCAAAACTAAATGGATTTGTTTCTGGCACTAAAAAAGGAGTTGGAGCAAGTATGGGAGATGGTAATATGTTTATGAATTATAAAGTTTTTAATGAATATGCTAGAAATAGCAAAGGTAGAAAGTTTAATAAAAGTCCAGATGATATAGAAAAAGAAAATCAATTAGCTAAAGAAATATTAATATTATCAGAAAATGAGGATGCTTTAATCGAGGAGGGAAAAAGAAGATTTAATGCCATAAGAACTCAGTTTGGTTTACCTAGATTACTAGATGAATTTGGTAAACCATTGCCAACATATCCTACTGGTTATAATGAATGGGTTACTAGATACAAAAATAATAAATCACTTAAAACAAAAAAAAGAAACGAGTTAGATAAATTATTTAAGAAAACTGATGCACCTGATATAAAACCAATATCAACATGGAAAAGAGGAGATGATACTAGTAAAAGACCATTTGGAAGTGACGAATATTTTGATGATGGTATTGATAAGATTCGTTCTATTATGTATCATGAGTTTGGTCATCATGTTCATCAAATAACAGATGTAAAAAATTTATTTGACTATCTTGACCCAATATTAGAACGCAGACTTAGGAAATTAAAAGGAGTAAATGGTCAAGATGTACTATATGGAATAAGAGGTGCTCCAACAAAATATGGAGATAAAAATACGAAAGAGTGGTTTACAGAAAACTTTGCATTATACTTTTTAAATAAAAAAGAACTGACAGACCCACTATTTATTGATTTAATAGAAGATATTTTAAAAAAGGCAAACAATGTCAACTGATCCTATGCAAATAATTTTTGATTTATTGAGAAAAGGCAAAAACTCATGGTCAAAAGATGATAAAGAAAAATATGATTTAGCTTTTTTATTATTAAGCCCAGAAGAAGAAGCAGAATTTAAGAAATGGGAAAGAGAAACACCAGATTTATATTTAAGGAGAAGAAATGATTGACCCATTAACAGCCTTTTCAGCAGTATCAGCGGCAAGTAGTGCTATCTCAAGTGCAATCCAAGCAGGGAGGGATGTTAGTTCTCTGAGTGGACCTATAGCAAGATATGCCAAAGCAGAAGCACAACTCCAAGTAGGTGCAAAAAGAAAGAAGAATAGTATTTTTTCTAAAATAGGCAATGTAGAGGGAAATGCAGTAGATGAGTTTTTTAAAAAAGAAGAAGTAGCTGAAACCAGAGCCAAGCTTAGAGAAATGTTCATGTTATATGGTAAACCAGGTCAATGGGAGAGATTACAAGCAGAAATAGCAAGACAAAGAAAAATGCAAATGGATGCTATAGAAGAAGAACAAAGAATATTAGCAAGAAATAGAGCCATTACAATTGTGGTATTTATTGTAATTTTAGTTGGTGTTTTAGGATATTTTTATATAAAGTATTTGATGAGTTTAAGATGATTAGAAAAGTAAATATAAAAATAGAAACTATTGTTACTGTGGTCGTTGTCATAGTTAGTGTTGGAGTAGCATATGGATCGTTGACAACAAGAGTTACAACCATAGAAAAAAAGACTGATACAATTCAGCAGATTGCTATTGATGTATCAGTCATTAAGGAGAAAGTCAGTAATATAGAAAAAACTATAAACTCAAAATAATTACTGTTGCTTTTGTACCCAAGTATCTATTTCATTTTTATTATTATTTAAAATTTTTTTTCTTGTTTTATTATAATTTATATGTATCTCTTCTCTCTCTTCCATATATTTAAAAAGAGTTTCTAATAAATCAGATAACAGTTCTACTTTCTGACCTTCTTCATGATTACTGTTTATAATTCTTTGATGATATTTTTTTGCTGTTTTTAACATTTTTTATCCTTATAGTTGTGGGGGATTTTCATCCCCCTTAATAAATTAAGCTTTTGGATTGTAGCTTCCTGCTAATTGTTGGTCAGGATTGTATCTTCCAAACTTATGAACAATACAGCCTTTTGCTCTTACTTGTTCTGCTCTGTTTTGTATTCCTTGTAAACTCTCTGCTTTAAAATATTCAATATTTACAATCTGATTTCCGTTTGCTTTACTATATCCGATTATGTATTTATATTCTTTCATTTATTTTCCCTTTGTTATTAGTTAATATACGAATCATATTACACTACTGTATACATTTGTCAACAATATTACAAACAATACATAAAAAAGCCTGAAATCTAGTACTTTTTGTGCATAGTAGCTACAAAATATATTTGCAAATGTAAAAAAAATGGGTACATTGATTCTTGAGGACATAAATATGAGTGTTTTAAAATCTACTCCAAGGGGTTTATTACCAGTCCTAGATGATAGGGAAAGAGAATGGGATTCTGATTCTGCTATACGAAGAGTAAGAACTTTTACTAACAGCAAAGATAACCCTAGCAGTACATACAAAAATGCTTTTTTATATTTTGACCCAGATGATGCAGATAATTTTAGAGGATATAAGCTTCCAATAGCAGATGTAGTTGATGGTAAATTAGTAGCAATTCCAAGAGCCATATTTTCAGCCGCAGGAGCTATAAGTGGAGCTAGAGGAGGAGTAAATATCCCAGATGGTGATAAGAGTACAATAACAACTAAAATAAATAGGTATTATGATATTATGAGTGATTTATTTGATGATGACATAGAAAGCCCTTTAAAATACAAACCAGAGTATGATGATCAAGAAGACAAGAGTTTTGAAAGTAAAACCTTTACCTGTTTTGCTGAATTAAAAGCATACGGAGATGATGATGATGAAGAAGATAAGGGAAGGTTTGAAGGATACGCATCAATATTTGGAAATAAAGATTTAGGAAATGATGTGGTAGTAGAAGGAGCATTTAGAAAAAGCTTGATGAGAAGAAAACCAAAGAATGTAAAAATGCTCATGCAACATGATACAAAAATGCCGATAGGGGTATATGATAAAATCAAAGAAGATGAAAACGGATTGAAAGTGCAAGGAAGACTAGCACTAGGAACACAAAAAGGCAAAGAAGCCTATGAGTTATTAAAGATGGGTGCTTTAGATGGATTGTCCATTGGTTATAAAGCTGACCCTAAGAAACAAGTCTATGACGAAAGAAAGAGAAAAAGATATCTCAAAGAAGTAGACTTAATGGAAATTAGTCTTGTTACATTTCCAATGAATCCGAAGGCACAGATTACTTCGGTCAAAGCAAATGACAGGACTATTAGAGATTGGGAGAAGTTTCTTCGAGAGGAAGGTAATTTATCTCGTTCTCAAAGCAAGATAGCAAGTAAGGCTATCTATTCAAGTCTGGTTGACCATTGGGATGATGCAAAACAAGACAACAGCGGTTTAATATCATCTTTTAAAGATGTTATTAAAATTCTTTCAACTACTAATACAAAAAAGGAGTAATTATGACTGATACAATTAGTCAAAACGAACTCAAGGAATGTATAGATAACACAGGTAAGGCTTTTGAGGAATTCAA